CGCGCCCTTCGCAGGAACTATGATTCTCTCCTCATCAACCAGCTTTTCAGATAGATTGATTAGGTCGATGTCAGCGTCCTCAGTAAGACCGCCCGCCTCTTTGACAAGGTCGTCCATACGAGTGCCCGCCTTCATCTTGTATACACCAGGCTTTTTAATCTCGCCAGTGATGTGAGTGTAGATGTAGTCCTCTTCAGCATCAGCTTCGCTCAAAGAGTCCTTAGTGCCAGTATCAAAGGCTCTATCAACCTTGACCTCACCATCGCTTTGATTAAAGAAGTCTTTATTCATTATATTTATAAATACTATTATCAGTATGACTATAAGAAATATCTTTAGTCCCTTTTTGATTTTATCGATGTCCATAGAATCACCACATATATTATAACATAAATTTGATAAAAATGAAACAACTTTATGAACTTTTATTCATAAAGCTTTATGATGCTTGCAATTGCTTATTCTTATATGCAGTCACTGTCCATTAACTTTGCTTATAGCTTTGCTTTTAAAAAGTCTTTGCTCATAGAATAGTCGCCGCAGACACTTAAGGCGCGGCATATAACAAGTACTCGGCATATGATAAGTGCGCGGCAAATGTTTAATGCGTGGCATATGGTTAACGCGTGGCATATTGTTTACTCGCAGCATACGATAAAGATGCCTCCTTCTATAAGCATAAAAAAAGCCTATAGACTAAGTCTATAAGCAATGTGGTGGTCTATACGAGAATTACACGAACACTATTCATTGTGGTGGATTTATATATACTACAGTAGTAAACATAAATCCTATATCGCTTTACAGCTTCCTATTTCAGTGACTTGTCAAGTTCTAAAACAGCCGATTCTATAAGGTTATTTAGTGTGTCAATATCCACTTTATAACCTTTTTCTTTTAAGTAAGCCATAACATAAGCTTTCTTCTTTTCGCCTTGACCAGATTCTTTATAAATCTTTTCAGCGGCTTGAACAGCTATTCTAACCCAAGATTCCATTTTTTCTAATTTCTCTTTATCAATCTTTACCTTTATATATGGTATTAAAAATGTAGTTATTAAAGCTACAATTAAAGTGATTACAGCGGATATTACATTAGTTAAATCAGTCATTTTGATAACCTCCTATTTTTTCATCATTATTAAAACATTCTTCAGTAGGCTTAATATTGTAAATACTCATAAGCTTTATCTTATTTTCAATCTTAGCTTTATTATAGTAAAAAGCCGTCCCAGTCGCCACTTCAGCGGCGACCGATGGTATTAAATACGCAAAAGGTGATAAATCGCACGTTTTATATATCATAATTATTGCAAATACTATAACTATAATGTTTATAATCCCCGCAATAATCATAATAATCTTAGAAAACTCTATTTTAGGCTTATCCAATATCATTTTCATCAGCCCAGCCCCATACGTTAGAACTACCAGATGTTACCCTTATTAAGTGATAAGGGTGCTTGCTTCCCTTTGCTATTCTTGATATTCTTGCTTTACCCGGACGGCAAGCTTTAGGTATATTTGAATTACTGTTAGCATAGTGTTTGTTACCTTTAAAATCTACAACATCGCCCAGCTTTAAGGGGGGTCTTGTGTTTTTTATACCACCTCTTATTTTATCTAGTCTTGCATTTACCTTGTTTGCAATCTCACCGTGTCTACTATATAAGTATTCACCAGGGCAAGACTTATTAGCATAGTCTCTATGCACAGTCATATTACAGCCATATAAATGATTTACTCTATAATGTTTATTAGTAGACCATACAAGTCTCTTTATGTTGTTTCTAACACATATATCAGTAACAAGGTCTATTAAAGCGTTATACGCTTTATCAGTAACAGCATAAGGATATCTAGTGTCAGAGGCTACTTCTATTGTTATAGCTCTGTTGTCATTTGAGCTTGAGGAAGAACACCAAGAACGATTCTTCTCTTCTACATACAATCCTACGCTGCCGTCTAAACCAACACCATAGTTAGAAGAAGCACGTCTAGCAGGATTTTTAAATATGTTACCTATTTGAGCAGCATTTAGTTGACCCACTACACAGTGAATAGTTATAGTGTCTATAATGTGTTTTCTTCTTCCAGAGTGGTTAGGACTTAAAATCCTAACCCTCGCAAGTGAACTATTAGTATAAGCCATATAATCACTCTTCCTTTCTTATTTCTAGCTTTAAAAATCTATCGTGTAAGTCATTCATTACACCGTTACCACCCAATTCATGATAGTGCTTCCAGCAATTTTCAAAATTTTCTCTTGCATGTATAGGCGTGCTACCCTCCGCACTATATTTATAGTAGTCGTTATTCATTTGAGCTCTCAACAGGGCTTGTATACCAGCTTTTAAAGCAATAGTGTCTTTTTTCGCTTTCTTTTTACAAGTTATATAGTTTTTAGTCGCAGCGCCTAGTAAGGTAGGTATACCAAGTAAGCACAGCCATTGATAAATATTCATTACGCAAAATTACCTCCTACTTCAGATATATAGCACTCGCCGGCAGTATTATTTCTGTCAACAACTACTTTTATTTTTACACCCCAGTCGCTTGCGGTCTTAGTTTTATTAGTAAACATATATACTAAGTTATTAGTTACAGAACTTGTCACATCTTCCCAAGTTGGATTAGTGTCAAAGGCGTTGTTACAAGCATATACTTTAAATATAGCATTTGTAGGTATTTGCCTATTTACATATATCTTAGCTCTACCAGGCATATTAGTCGAAGCATAAGGAACTTTATTCATAAATGTCATTTTAGTGACTGATTTTATAAATGTATAAGTTCTTGTCGCACTAGCCCCTTGACTATCTGTCGCCTCGATTTTTACACTATGTCTACCATTGTTTAATGTTATCCATGCCTCACCAGTCAAGTTGATTTTATACTCCATTCCTAAAATGACTGATAGGTTAGACAAGCTTTTACCGTCTATGCTTATATTTACTGTTACATCGTTGTTTTCAGCGTCTTTTACAGTATAAGCTATAGTAGTACCAGTGTTTGAAAAAGTACCTAAGTCTTTATCACTACCGCTTATAGTAGGCGGAGTATTGTTTGTGATAGTATATACACTAGATAATGTATATGCGTTGTTATCGTTAGGTATTTCACTATCATAAGCAGCCACTCTATATTGAACAGTCTTCCAGCCAAAAGTGATTGAATCAGTATATGATGTAGTTCTTAGACCCGTTCTTATAGTTGTCCAGCCACTAGCACCGTTTACTTTTCTTTGTAGAATATACTTAACAGTGTCGCCATCAGGGTCTGTTGATGTTCCCCAGCTTATAGTCGCAGTATTACCGCCTAAGATGTTAGTAGTGTTAGAACGGATATATGACGGTTTAGTAGGTGGTGAGTTGTAGATTATAGTATAATAACCCTCACTATCAGTTGTGTTTGAGACTTTAGTATTGCCGTTGATGTTTAAAACAGGTCTTATACCATATTGGTCTTTTGCGTCAACTTGGTCTGTGAACGCATCGCCACCACTTTTACCAGCCATTGTATAACTACACCAGCTTAATCTTCTATTTAAATCTTCATCACCGGTCTCACATCTATTGCTAGGGATATTTCTACAAACAGTTGCTCTTGTTTTAAAATTATTATCTGGAACCCTAAGATATCTTTTCATATCGGGTTCATAATTAGTTTTCATTTCGTCCTCTATCAAATAAGTGTCCCATCTATCTGCTAGACCGATTGTTTCATAATATCTACTTCCTCTTTGTTCAGATAACGGAACATTGAATACTTCAGCACTAGGTAGATATACTTTTACGTTTAAAGGCGATAATTCTTGGTTCCCAGTATAATATATACTTGATATAAGGATTGATTGTTTTTCTTCCGAAGAGAAACCATATAAAAAACCGGCGGTCCTCGCGTCACTAGAGAATGCGGGGTCTTCACGGTTTTTGCACCAGTTACCCGGACTAGCATCACTGTTCAACCACTCATTTATATGTGATTCATCGTATCTATTCTCACCAAATCGATTTATAGGGTACGAATGATTGTCAGAGCTATAATGTAAATACCTATAATCTACAGCATACTCACTAAACAAGGTTACGCCGTTAGTACACCACTTTGAATCTTTAGAAACAATTATCCATTTTAATTTTTCTGTGTCATTTGGAAAATAATGTGACTTCCCGAATTTTATCCTTGTTCTAGGCGGCAAGTCTTTAATATATTTCGCCATACTCTACACCTCCTAACACTCAATCCTACCAGCGTCTTTATTCCACACGCCGCTCTCTACTTCTACACCATCAAGCTTATCGAACTTCATAGTGAAAGTATTACTAGTGATTTCATCGAATGTCCTATTTAAAAGCCATACTAGTTTATCTTCCCAAAATTGCATAAGCTCTTTATTTACAGGCGTTCCCTCCTCAATCACTTCATCTGGAGCGGGCGTTAGTTCTATCCTACCATCATCAAGTTTTTTCATATAGAACTTATTATCGCCTTTAGCTATCCTATCCTTAATGTTTCTCGCCACATAAATCATTACTTAACCCCCTTTTTCAAAGGTAGTATTCTTTTACTACCACTATAAAATGTATCTGATATCTGATAGCAGCCCTCCATATCATCAACAAGCTCTTTCACATAAAACAGTATTTCTTCTATGGTATTTATATCAATATATGTCCCCATATTATAAGGAACATTCTTTGATTTTATAGGCTTGTGAAAATTATCTACTATAGTTGTTACATTGTCTAAAATTCTTCTAACATCGTCTAACATCACTACAGAATCCATATCCCATTTTTTAGTTTGTAGACTGTTAATGTATAAGTTTTTACTTAATATATCACTTAAATACTTTATGTTATTTTCTATTCTATTTATATCAGTAACATTTAAGCACCCTTTAAGTTCATATACAGTAGAAACATTTTCTTCAATCCACTCTGCTATCTTTTTCTTAGCAAATTCTACATCTGCATAAGTTCTGTCAAACACAGGTTCAATCCATTCTACTTTACTCATTTACTCGACCCTCCCCACTTCCTCTAAAAGCTCCAGTAAAAACATATTTTACATTACTTATAGTTACAGCTTCTTTACTAAACTTATTCTCTACATCGATTATATCTAGTGGGTCAAGTCGTGGGTCGGCACGCCAAGATTCTATCTTCAGCATTTTACGCTGCGACAATGTTTTAGCTGCTAAGACTGTTATTCTTTCAGCCATTGTGTTATCTGTTATCAACATATTGTCTATTTCTTGTATCTCACCTTGATTATCAAGCTTGTCAATATAATGTGAAACAGAGTTGGTCAATACATCGCCTACTACTTTTACATTAGCCTCGCCATCGCCCTTAAGTTTTAAATGACAAGCATTAGTATAATACTTAGCACTTTCTAAAACAGCACCCTCTACAGTCGCAGTAACGTTTACAGCACTTGATGAGTATACAATAACTACCTCATCACTACCTTTTATCTTGACTTTACCATTAAAAAGCTCTTTACCTTTTTCACTATCATCAACAAAGTATGTGTAAATATTAGTAGATATTTCTTTCACGGGTTTTTGTAGTACTATTTCAGGTCTTTCTAGTAGATTAAATTCAGTTAAGCTATAGTCTTCACTTCTACTAGTCGCATTTTGTTTCATGTGTAGTATACCTTGTCTATCAGTATATAAGGAGCAAGCACCAGCACTAGCTATATATTGTAAACACTCGGCTAAAGTACATAATGGTAGTGGAGCAGTCGTCTTAATGTTTTTAAGTTCTTCATCGATTATCCACCTCTTACGACCATCACGGTTGAGTGGTAGATTAGCTTCATTCAGAACATCAATAGCTAAGTCATAAAGACTAGTTCCCTCTTTCTTGTATAATCCTTTGGTATATATCTTTTGTAAGAACTCTAAAACATCTCTAGTCATAAACCTTGCTTCAAGACCGTTTTGTGGAGCTTCCCACTCTGATAAATAAAACACACCAGCAGGTATATACTCTATACTTCCATCGTCTAATTTAAGTCCATATCTTACTTCTAGCTCTTGTCTTTGCATTAAATATTTACTAAATCCAGTTAGGTTATTAGGGTCATATATATTATCACTGTTATCAATAGCAAAATTCATTTTGTTTATAGGCAAGGTATGAGCCAAAATATCCCTCTGCATCTCGTGGTCATAGCTTATTAAATCTGTCTTTTCATAAGTCTTATTTACACCTATAAAGATATCTGTTATCCTCGCTCTATGATAAGGCAAGCACCATTTTACTATTTCAATGTCTATTCTATCATAGTTCTCTATATCTAGGTCTGCAATAGACTTTCTTGAATTATTGTCTTTAATCTCTTTACTAGCAACTACATCTTTACCGTTATATGCTTTAATATTAAATGTTTCAGCATATTCATCATAAGCCGTACCCCATAGAATTGTAATACCGGGTATTACATGACTATGAGTTCTTGAAAATTTTATAGAAACTACAGGTATTTTTTCAAAATATCCGTCAGCCTTTGATAGCATATCGCTTATATAGCCCATATCTTTACCAAAATCATTAGGTATAAAAGTTCTACTACCATCTAACAGCCATATATTCCTCTCTAGTTGAGCATAGCAAGGTATAGTCTTAGTTAAGCCGTTTACAACTTCACTAGTATTAGAAACATAACAAGCTCCGTTATCAACACTCTTAGCATCCGCGAACGCTTCAGGGTCTGTTACATTAAAAGAGATTTTAATAAAGCTTTCATTCAATAATCGTTTTTGATGAACATACTTCCAGTCTTCACTTACTTTTTGCATAATTACACCTCGATTAACGATAACTTACATTCTGTCCAGCCCATTATCTCGCCATCGTCAGGGTTTCTACGCCACATACCAGCTTTTCTATCGCCTACATACATTTCTTTAGTGACCCAGCCTCCTTGAGTTTGGTCATAGAATGTTACAGTGTTGTAGAACTTACCACCGTTGGATTCACTAAAACATTTATTGATATTAGCCCATTGTGCAGTGGTTAGATAACGCCAACCGACTTCAACTTTAGAAACATCGTCTCTAACTACAGCTCCTATTACTTTGCCTTTTAAGTTTCTACCACTATCAACTAGTGTAGCAGTATTAGCGTCATAATAGGAGGGTTCAGGGAAGCCGAAACTTCCCACAGTTACTAAACTTCTAAACGCCATTTAAAACACCTCCGCCATATATGTTAGCTCCTCTTTCTCTCTGTCTCTTTTCAACAGCACTAGTTACTTGCTTACCGTCTAAGTAAACTTTCACATCAAAATCAGTATTACCTTTATTTGAATTGTTCATAGCAGCTAAAACACCTTGATAGATACCAGCGACTATTTGGTCATTATTTGCGACCGCCGTTCTACCACCTATTGAGCCTACCATTTCAGCTCCGGCTTCTCTAGCTAAGAATAATTCACCAGTCTTAGGATATCCACCACTAGCATAAGCCGTAGGTCTACTCCAGCCTCTAAAATTGCCTCTGGGTCTACCGCCACCACTATTTACTCTATTAAAAGAGTTGTTTATGTTTTTAGCAGCTCTGTCAGCATCTCTAGTCATATCATCAAAACCACGACTGATATTTCTAACGCCGTCAGTTATATTACCTACTAAGTCACTAAAGAAGCCGCCTATACCACTTACTACACCAGATATATGGTCGTGAATACCATTCCAAGCACCACATATAGTATCTTTTAGTGTTGAGAATGTAGTATCAGAATTAGTAGTCATATCGTCCCACACGCCTTTTACAGTTGTTTTTACATTGTCCCATTTCTCACTAGTAGTTTTCTTGATGTTTTCCCAACTGTCAGTGACAAAACCTTTAATCTTACCAGTAAAGTCGTCGCCGTGTTCTTTTAGATAATCCCAAGTCTTAGATAAACTGTCTTTCACGTTGCCCCACTTTTCACCAGTGGTCTTTTTTACATTCTCCCAAGTATCGCCGATTTTCTTCTTCATGTTGTCCCAAGTATCTTTTACCTTAGTCTTAAATCCGTCCCATACTTTGCCTACATCTGTTTTTATGTTCTTCCATACAGTAGATGTTTTAGTCTTAACATTTTCCCAAGTATCACCGATTTTCTTTTTCATGTTGTCCCACGTCTCTTTAGCCTTCGTTTTTACGTTGTCCCAAGTCTTAGTTATGCCATCTTTAATACCATTCCAGATTTCAGTAGTCTTCTTTTTAATACCGTTCCAAGTATCTTCGAAACCTTTCTTCAAGTTTTCCCAAGCAGTACCGAAAAAGTCAGTGATAGTATGCCATATATCAGATATACCTTTAAATAGACCTTGAATTAACCAACCACCTATCTCCATAAATACAGTAGACGGTGAATGTATACCGAAGAGGTCTTTTACCCAGTTGACTACAGGGTCTACTAAGTGTTCTTTAAGCCATGTACCTACATTTTTAAGGGCGTCGCCTATACCTTTGAATAATCCACCTATACAACCCAATCCCAAGTCTTCGAAGATTTTACCCATACCAGTAAATAATTCACCAGCTTCTTTCAATATCCAAGTAGGTATATTTAATATAAATTCTATAAAGCTTGAAAATACTTCGTTCCAATGAATATCCTTAAATCTACCATTCAAAAGGTCTTGAAAAAAGTCACCTAACGGCTCGATAACATTTGTGTTCAACCATTCTCTAGCACCTTTTATCTTTTCAGCAATACCATCGAAAAAGTCACCTATACCGTCCATACCTATTGAGTGAAAAAACGTACCTAGCGCATCTGGTATACTTTGTAAAGCACCCAACACAATATCTACAACTTGTGGTATAGCTTCAACAATTAACATACCTATTCTTATAACAATTTGTCCCCACTCTATACTACAAACTATGTTCATCAGTCCCGGCAAAATACCACTGATTAAATTACCAATACCGTTAGTGCTAAATATACCAAGTATAGCATCTAACGCAGCTTTAGCCGTATTGCTTAAAAGTGTTCCTATTTTACCGCCTAATTCTTTTAAGTCTATAGAACCTATAGCATTAGCCAAGTCTCTACCTAGTTGATTCCAATCTATTCCGCCTATGATAGTGCTTAGAGTATCTAATAAGCCGAAACAAGCACCTTGAAGTGCTAATACAGCGTTAGTTAAGTCAAACGTATAGATTATGCCGTTTACATTGTCTGCTATAAGTTGTCCTAATCCTTGCCAATCAAAAGTATCTACAAAACCCCTCATAGTTTCAAAAGCATTACTCAAAGCAGTACCTAGCTTTCTACCTAGTTCTTCACCATTGACATGTGACATCGCCTCGTTAAGTTTTTTAGCAAAGTCAACACCTATTTGATTAAAATCAATATCTTTCATAAAGTCAGGGTCGACTTTCATTTCTTCAAACATATTAGCCACGTCAGCAGCGGCACCGCCGCCTCCGCCCCCAGAATCTTTAGATAAGATATTAAGTTCATCGAAGCCCATAGTTAAGCTCTTTACAGCCTTAGCCGAACCTCCAGCCGCAGCAGCAAACTTTTTCTGTCCTTTTACAGCCTTAGTCCATGTACTAGCACCCGTTAGTCTTGCGAACAGTTGATTAAACATGTTGATTAATCCTACAAGTTTATCAACTATCATATCTATCGCCGGAGCTAAAGAGTTTATAAGCGGAGCAGCCATAGCACCTAAAGAGTTTTTAAGATATTGTGTGCTTGTAGCAATCTTGTCCATAGACGGAGCAAACTTAGTACCAGCGACTTGACTATAAGAGTATAAGTTTTTCACGCCTTCTTTTAAGCCGTTAGCAATAGCGGATAAAGCCATTCTAATTGCTCTATACACAGCTATTCTCCCTATGGATTTCATAAAAGAACCCGCTTTTTTAGAGGCTTTACCAAATGAGTTACTCAAGCCTTTTAATAGTAACTTGTCTAATTTTGCAGCATCAGTAAAAACGCCTTTTAGAAGATTTCTTAAGCTGCTAAATCTCGTCTTTAGTCCATTTAAAGCAGAATTACAAGCAGAACCAAGTTTAGTGAACTCTTTCTCTCCATCACTTCCTATAGTATAGAAAACAGACGAACCAAGTGAACCTAGCCACTTGAATTTTTCAGCAACGGGTGACAAGAACGACGCCAAGCCGCTTAGTTTACCTTGCACTTGTTCAGTATCAATCCTAGCTTCTATTTGAATTTCTTTATCATCAAAAGTAGTATCTTTTTCTTGAGTTTTCTTAATCGCATCAGCAAGTTTAGCTGCTCTCTCTGGTCCTTTAGATAAGTTATCAAGATTAAGCTTAGATAAACTTTTAAGCTGATTAGCAAGTTCACCTATACCGTCACCAGCTCTTTTTAATTTCTCTAAAGAAGAAGCCAATTCTCTTATCTTTATAGAACTATTGCTATTCATACTTGCTAAGTTCTCATTTATTTCTACTAATTTTTTTATTGAGTTTTTAAGTTTATTTATACCGTTGTCAGCACTCTTAAAATTACTCTCAATCTCTATTTGTAAGGAATCAATCGTATTATCCATCTTGTTCCCCCCTTTCAGCCATTACAGCGTTGGTCTTTTCAGCCCACTTCGCCATTTTAGCCTTAATTTTCTCATACTTTAGTTTTTCTTCTTTTTCTTTCTTTCTCTTTACTTGTTCAGCGGTCACCGCATAGGGTTCAGAAGAATAAGGTATAGCCTTAGTTCCTTTCTTAGCGAACGCTTGCAATAGAGGGCTAACATCACATAAAGCTTCATAAAAATACATACCTTGAAGCCATAAGCGTTGATTTAATCTTTCTTCTTTAATCTTGTCAGCCTCTCTATAAGCCTTTACTAATACACAGTCGCCCTCCCAGTATTCTTCAGTGGTCATACCTATTGCCAAGTAAAACGGTAGATGTTTATAAAATTCTTCAGTATAAGAAAAAGCGGCAACCCTATTTGAGTTACCGTCTTTGTTGGGAAGCGGGTCACCTACCAGCTCGCTTCCCAGTTCAAGTTTCCCTCGTTATCTTCAGGGTCATCGATAAGTGCCTCTAAAGGCTCGTTATACATTTCGCCTAGCTTAGTTATTAATCCCATTTTGTCCTTTATATTATCGAAAATTTCATCAATAACCGCTTGCTTTAAAAATCTATGATGAGCATAAAAAGCACCAGCGAAAAGTGTTGGAAGTGTAGTCATAGGCTTGTCTTCAATATCACTTAGCTTAAAGCCTTGATTTTCTAACGCTCTTACACTCGCTCTAGTGTACTCTAAAGTATACTTAGTGCCTTTATAGTCAAAACTTATTGTCTTAGCCATAATTCACCTCTAGTTTTCTACTAAGTCAACAGGAGTGGAAGCACCTATTGTAATTACCATGTCAACGACTTCATTCACGCCGCCGCCTTTTACATAAACATCAAGCTTACCCTTGAACTCGTATTTACCGTCTTCTCCGGTAGGAGTTACACTACCAGGCTTTTCAGTACCACCAATCCAAACAGCGTATTCTTCTTCTTTATCTCTTAAAGCGTATACTTTCTTAAAGTCCTCTTTAGTGTAGTTAGCAGTGAACTCTAGTGCATCAAGAGATTGAATACCAGGTATAGACGTTTTCATTCTGTCAGATAGTGTAGTAGTATCTAGCATTTCAGGAGTACCACCTAAGTCAGGGAAGTCCTTGATATCTACTACTTTTTCATAAGTTCCTTGTGCATCTTTTTTCATTAAAAATACCTTATATGTTGATATAGCCATTTTATTACCCCCTATATATTGTATGATTTTGTGAAACAACGCCTCTATATCTAGCAACTACTCTATATATAGTGGCATCGTCCATAATTACAGGAAATTTATTCATTCTAGTAAAACCTAAAAGTATCATAGTATCATCAATCTTAGATAATATCTTCTTAGCTTCGGTCTTTTTACCAGTCGTTTTATTTGAATAAACATTTACTTCGTACATCACGTTTGCGTGATTTTCATTACTTCCACTGTCTTGTGTTTTCATGAATGTATAATTGTCTTCTTCAACAATACTCACACACGGAAAAGCTATAGGCGTTCTTATCTCTTCACTATATACAGCTATACCTTTATAGCTTTTCTCTAGTTGATTTTTTATCATTGAAAAAAGTTCATTTTCAATATCAATCATTCTTTGAACACCTCTTTTGCTATTTTTAATATCTCTGCTCGCATGAGCTTAGATGTATCATAAACTACTCTATTAGCAGGGTTACCGTGTGTTATAACCTCGCCTTTGTGCTTGCCGTCTTGAACGACAACGCCGTTAGTACCAGGGTCGCCCTTATACCTCCAGCTATCTCTTTTACCTAAGCCGTAACCATACCCTCCACGTGTATATCCAAATTTACCAGCCATGGGGTGAGAATCCGCTGCGTAGTGTATACCAGCACCAAATTCTATGAACAGGATTGAACTTCCGCTTGCGGATATGATTAATTTATCGCCTTGCCATTTAGGAGTGTTTACAACAGTATCATTTACACCGTCATAAATTGCTCGGGAGAAGCCTATTTTCATATTTTCTACACCTAATTCAGCAAGCTTACTCATAAGAATTTTTGTTTTGTCTCTCATTTTCTTTTGATAATCGCTTAGGTCAGATATAGCCTTGCTTAAGTTGTTTATGTTATACTTTAGCTTAGTCATCGCTTTTGAACCTTGCGAACTGCATAAGATATACCGTTGATTGACCTAGCCACTTTCTTGACAATATAATCGTAAATTAAATTACCTTCGTCATCATAATCAGGCTTGCTATCAATACATAGTACTGAATGTTCATCAAGCGGACAAGCTATATCGTCTGTTATAATTACCTTGTCATAGTCCAAGGCGTTACCAAATTGTTCAACTTGTGCCTCACCCTTTGAAGATGAAACACTAGCTCTCATTTTAATAGGAAGCGTGTATACAAGCGTGTATTCACCAGTATCATAGCCATTCTCGTCTTTTAAAGGCTCTTTACCTTGTAAAAGTGAATAGTAAAATTCAGTCTTATTTCTTTCAAGACATCTCATTTAAAACACCTCGGCAAACGGAACTACATACTTAAGCATACTTTCTGGAACATCAGCGTTCTCATAGCTTCTGTTTATACCATTTTCACTATGATAAGTCTCACCCTCCGCACCACGCTTGTTATATAGATATAAAGCTATATCTATTTGAGTGTTAGCGTACTTGTCAGGCACTTCGTCTATACTGTCATTAAATGGATAAACTTTTTGTATAATCTTCCTACCAGCTAAATGAAGAAAAGTGGATAACAGTTCTTCATCTTTTTCACCAGATAAAACACTTAACATATACAGTTTTTCTCTATTTGACATATTATCCACCTCCTAGTTCTTTAATTAAGCACCAGTACCAGCTTTAAGAGTTATCTTAACAGCCTTAGTGTTATTAGTTAGTGCTGCAAGATAATACTTTCTTGAGTAGATAGTATTCAATCTTACGTTAGCATCTTCAGCAGACCTATTCTTAGGAGTTGATTGTTCAACTTCAACACCCTTTTTATTAAATACAGTAACAGCGTCTTTGCTTGCTATAATTACTTGATTTTCTGGCGCGTCTTTCTTTACATAAAGATTTACACCAGCTACAGTACCAAGATAGCCGTTTCTTACAAAAGCTTCTACGTATTTTAAGTCGTCTTTTAAAGTCTTCTTAATCTTTGCCATATCTTTTACACATACAAAAGCGAAAAGCGGCTTTTCTTCACTAGCTTCAAGATTAAATTGAGCTATAGCGTCTACAAAAGTGTTAAAATTTAAAGCGTTAGCAGTTACCACTTGAGTAGTTTTTGCGAACTCATCATAGATTGACTTGTTTACAGTATTGAACATATCAATTCCCATTTGCTTAGTACCTACAAGTTCTATTTGTGGGTCAGTCATTTTTTCTTCGTCATGGAACATAAATCTATTTTGAGCAAGTAAGATTTCATATTCCTTTGGAGTGTAGGAAACCTTTATTTGTTTAGTGTTACCTTCACCAACTTTAAGTATTTCTGTCCCTTCAGTACCAGTATAAACATTTACTTTATACTTCATACCAGCAGTTCCAACTAAGTCGTTGTTTACAGTACAGAATTGTTGTAAAGCTAAATGAGACTTATAAGTATCTTCAATCTCATTTGCTAAGAAAAAGTTTTCATATCCTTTGTTAATTGCACCAGCCATAATTAATTACCTCCGTTGTATAATCTTTCATATTCTTCAGGGTTACTAACCGAAAACTCGTACCTATCAGAAACAGACATACTCTTAAGCTTTTCAAGCGTCATAGTATCTGTTCCACTACCAGCAGGTGGAGTAGGCGTACCCTTTAAAAGTTCTGTTTTAAGAACTTTGTCATGTGCTTCTAAAAATTGTTTTTGAATAGCGAAAACCTTTGCAGTATCACCATTTGCTAAAGCTTCTGCACCTTCCTTAGCCAATTCTTCCTCATAACCTAAAGCTAAAAGTTCAGCCTTGTGTTCAGAGATAGTTTTTTCTCTGTTCATACTCTCGACTTGTTCTCTTAAAGCTTGTAGTTCCTCTTCAGCCGCTTGTTTTTTCTGCTCGTCTTCAGAGATTAAAGCGTTATGCTTTTTCTTCCATTCAGCCGCTTCCGAATTAGCCTTAGATATAACAGCCTTAAGCTTTTCAATTTCACTTGAGTTATCCTCATACTCATAGTTTTCAAGTGCAGCTAATTTTTCTTCCACACTCATCTCGTCATAACCTTCGATTTTACTAGCATCAATTTTTGCCATTTTTTATTCCTCCTTGCGTTTATTAGGCAGTTCCCTCTGCTCTGTTTTCTGTTTTTAAAAGTTTTCTCTTTTTGCGTTTAGAGTTCCCTCTCATTTTTTCTATAAAAAAAGACTATAAGCATAACGCTTATAGTCCCTTTTGACTGTTTCAATCTACCCAATCGTAGATTTCTTAATTTTCACTTTTCTTTGAATTTCAACTATTACAAGTTTATCTCTTTCTCTCTTCAGCTCGACCGTGTTACCTTTCTTGATAATCCTCTCGACCTCGCCTATAACCTCATCAGAAAATAAAGACTTATCAATCTGCATTTTTCTTTACCTTTTCAATTACAGGTAGAAAATAGCATCTACAGTTTATATGAGGCTTAGGTGGTATCTTGTTAATACTATATACCTTACCATCATGTTTGCTACATTTTTGACAAGTCCTCTCGTCTTTAGTAGTTATCCACACTACTTTTTCAACACCCTCATCTTTATATGCTTTAAGTACAGCCTTGTCAGTTACATCTATAGCATACCAAGTCGCCATGTTTGAAAAATATCTTAAAGCGGTCATCACAGCTTCAGCCTTGTTAGTACTAGCAAGTAAGCTTTCATAAAAGCGTGAACACTTTCTATCCACTTCATTCACATAAGAATACTTACTTACAGGATTATACTCACTTAGCCATTCTGATATTAGATAATAATCAATAAAATCGTAATTATCATTTGAGCCATTTTCTATATATGCAATTCTAGCAATAGTTAGTAAACATTTTCTTGCAGCGACATCAGCTTCAGCATATAAAGCCTTTGCCGCATTTATAACGTTTAATTCATCATAAGAACTTAAATTAAAGTTATTAAAAAGTTGAATGAGCTTTTTTCTCATAACCTTAATTACAGAATCCGTGTAGTTATACATCTTCTTCCTCGTCTTTATGTTTTGATATAGCATCAAGTTCTTTTTGCATTTTATTTTCTTGTTCTTCGTACCATTCCATACTTTGCTTAAAAGCAAGTGCAGGGTCAGTAAACATACCGCAATGTGTAAAAGCAAGTAGTGGGTGAACTTTGTTAGAACTTAACATCATAGCTAATACTTGAGCTTTTTCTTGTATGTTTTCATAGTTTCTTCTAGTAAATCTTATCTCTATAGCCGATAACTTTAAATCCATGTTTCTTAAAGTATTTGTTATGTGTATAGCAAGCTTTAAGAACTCTTTTTCAGACATTTTAAACATTAATTCAGTATCTTTAGCTCTAGCTTCAGCAGCCGACCAGCCGTCTCTCATAACTACAGCAGAACCAGTATCACTAGTGGACGTACCACCATTTCTATTAGGCATACCGCATATAGTTAGAACTGTTTGATACATATAATCAACTAAAGTTTGAGTTTGAGATTGATTAAGCTCTTGAACTAAGTATTTTGCATCGCCCTCTAAAGGCACTTTAAGTCCACCGTTTTCTCTAAGTTTTTGAAAACCCTCATCATCAAGGTCCACGCCCTTTAATAGTAGTATGGATTGAATAAATTGCTCTAAGCCGTCAAGCCTATTACTTGCAATTTCATTTATTGCATCTAATAACGGCAATACTATTTCAAAAGCACCTAATCTTGCACTATTAGCAGGATATTCTATTATAGGCACTTGACCTAATGAGTGCGGAGCAGACTTTATAATCTTATCATCTTTAATTTCAAAGTACATTTTGTCAGTATATACACTATATATAACAGTACTGTCTTCTAGTACTATATACTTAACACCCATAACACGCTTGTTACCAAGTCCAGTATGATAAACAACAAAAGAAGAACGCGGGTCAAGAGTATATATCTCGAAAGGAGCTTCGTCGTAATTATCTTCTATAGCATCAGGCAAAACCATTCTGAAGGAGGTTCCGCATATAGTAAACCAATCCGCAAGTTCTTTATCTTTAGACGCTTTATCTTCACTAAAAACGAACTCATTTAAAAGATTTATAGCGTCTGAATACGTGTTGTTATCGCCACGACACACATATTGAATAGGTTCACCCATTAAATAACCGACTTTAAAAGAGACTATCTCGTTAGCCCTATTTTCTACTATCTTATTGTTTATCTCTGGTCTTATATCTTTCATCCTATTAAGGATAGGTTGTTTACCTTTGTAATAGTCGTAAAGGTATTGAATATCGCCTTTGTTTACATCGTGAGTTTCTAAAGCCTTGTTTAAGACTTCAACTACATTACTTCTATTTACTTCTTCAACATCAGTATAGATTACTCGTCTACCGGTTAAAATTCTATTGTTACTAACAGCCATAATCGTCCCCCTTTACTCTATTATAATTATATCAAATTCTCTTATGCTTGTCAAGACTTTTTTCACACTTTTATAGCAAAAGAGAATTAAAATAGTCTTTTAAAGACTTCAGCCTTATTATTACTTCTCACCATGTTCATAGCCATACTTAAGCTATCAGGAGCATCATCGTGTTGATTTTTAGCAAACATCTTATAACTTAATACATTTTGCATAAATAAAGAATACTCTTTACTTCTCTTACCAGATTCTCTAAATATCATGTTTTCTCTTATATCAGGAGCTTTATCAAATATTCTTTGATACTTAGCCTTATCAGTAGGAGCAGGCTTGCTTGTAATGTTTAGCCTATAGTCCTTCTTCTTTAATTCTTCCTCTACACCCTCTTTATAGCTTTCAGTAGACTTGTTAGCCTCTATCTGCATAGCAGCTACATCATACTTTATAGCCATATTAGCAAGTAAAGGTTGTGTAGTTCTCTTATCTTCACTACTATAAACTACATCGTGAACATAAATATCATCGCCATATTGAAAACATACAGGGCTTGCTACAAAGTCACCACCACCGAAAGCAGGGTCGACCGCCATAAATATCCTATCAGGCTCGCCCTTAGGTAGTTCACCGTTGTAATACCTAAAGTCCCCGGGCGTAAATAAAGCACCCTCACGTTCTATAGGTTCACCCATATATTGAGCGGTCCACGAAGCCATATCATTATTTCTTTCAAAAGACGCTCTCCTTTGTCTATAATATTCACTAGAAAAGCCTACACCATAGTCATAATCAAAATTACTCTCATCGTTCTCATCTAAAGCACTAACATTTATAATCGCAAAACGCCTATCCTTAAATCTCTCATCATTAAGTAGTAGTTCCATTCTTAAACCAGCGGGGTCTATCATAGACCACCTTGTACCGCACCACAGAATTTTAGCCTTTTCTTTAGCTCTAGGTAGTAGGTTATTATCTACCTTAGACCACGCCGATACAAGTCTATCCTTGTTCATAGCTTCTTCTATACCACCAATCAAGTCGTCAGATATTTCAAAACCGTTACAGTCACAAGCACCGTTAAGAGTACCATATAAAGACCTACAAGTTAAAGACGGATAACGCTTTTTTCTGTCAATATTTATAGTCTCATCAGCACTGTTAGTCTGCACTATCTTAGCCTTTGGAAAAACATCTTGCCATAAATAAGTCGCAGGGTCAGCTATAGTTTCAAGAACACCATTATAAAAAGCCTTTGTAATAGTATCAGAATAAGCACTATATAAATTCGATAATTCACTGTTCCTACCTATAATCCACGTAACGAAAAATAACAGTAGTGTAGTCTTGCCAACTCTAGGCGGCAAACTTATAAAAAGCTCGTCCAGTTCATCATCAACTAACGCTTGCAGTTTATCTACAATCTGCTTTAATATTCTTCTTCTAGGTTGATAAAACCTCTCTTCAGGCTTTCTATTAATCTCAATATATAGTAAATAGCTATCAAAATCATAAGGAGCATCAAACAATAAAGTTCTCTTATATAGCTTATATAGCTTAGTCGCATTATCAGTATTGATATTAGCACCTATTAAATCTCTTAGTTTTTTGTTAGTCTTATGAGCAAGCTTAAAATCCTCTTCTTCGTAACTCATACATAAAGAAAATATATCTTCGTACGCTTGTAAGTCTTCAGGGTCTTTTTTGATTTTTGAAAAAATTTTAGATATCAGTTTTTCTTTAGTCACACTCTTACCTCCTAAACAATAAAAAAGGAGCTATACCATGACATGTATACACACGTCAAAATATAGCCCCAATTAGCTTTAAGTATAAGCCTATTCTTATACTATTCTTTTTATTAAATTATATACACAGCTTATCGTGAATATTACAGTATAATAGATAAGCATAAATACAGCTCTTATTATCTTATACATGAATTTACACATTAGATAAAACAGCCAACATATTAATATTACAATAAGTTCAATCATAATATGCTCTCATGCACCCCCAATACCCACTCATCGCCACCATATTTATAATAACCTAAGTATAGTTTCTTGTTATTATATATTACTTGTATAGTACTAGCAGCAAAATCTTTATCACGTCTAGTCTTATACCCTTTATCTTTAAATATCTTAGCAATATCTCTATAAGTAAGTCCAGCGTTCTTATAATTAAATACCTCTCTTACTATTTCAGCCTCTTCAGGTACTACAGTTAGCTTACCACCAACAGAGGTATATCCATAAGCAGGTCTACCACCACTATAGCCACCTTTACTAGACTTTACACTACGACCAGCCTTAGTCCTCTTATTGATATTATCTCTCTCCATTTCAGCACAAGTTAGAGTAAAAGCCTTAAGCATATTAGCAAATACCCCAAATTGACCAAAATCTTCACATATACTTATAAGCTCTATACCTTTTCTTAATAAAGCACCTTGATAATAAAAGTATATGTTTATATCTCTAGCTACTCTGTCAGACTTAGCCACCACTACAGCCTCATAAGGTGGATTATTTATATCACCATAAACTATTTCATCAAATCCCTCTCTATACTTAGCACCGCTCTCACCCTCGTCAGAGTACCATCTAACAATGTTTAAATCATTAGCTTTACAGTATTTAATAATATCTTCTCTCTGGGCTTCTAGTCCATACCTATCATCACTTGCTTGAGCATCAGTAGAAACTCTTATATATCCTATAACGTTTTTACTCATCAGTATCAACTTCTTTAAAATAGTCCATTAGTGATATTAAAACAAATTCACTTAAACTTCTATGGTCTTCAGCAGCAAGTTTTTCTAACTTCTCTTTAAAGTCCTTAGTAGTTCTAAACATAATTCTCTCACTTCTACGTGTATAATCTTTCTTAACATAAGCCATAATATACCTCCTTTCATGATAATTAATAATATTATGGTCATTGCTTGTTAAGAATAGTATAACATATTAAGATGACATTGTCAACAGTTATTTTAGTCTTTTTATTTTTTGAGTGTGATTTTGCGACTAACCCACCCCCCTGGCGTGTCCGCCTTCCCCCCTGGGCGTACCTCTCAAAACCTTGCCGCCGCTTGATTACAAGTAAAAAATAATTAAAAAATATTTAAAAAAATGATAAAAAAGTGTTGACAAACGGCGTCAAGTATGCTATAATATAAGTAACAAATAAGATATATATCTATATCACCGATTTAATAATCTTGTCAGCTTGACCGCTTGACCGATTAATCTTGATTAATCGACACGTAAAAACGATTAATCGAATAAAAAGTTACTGGACAAAATAATTAAAAATATTTAAAAAAGTCTTGACAACTTGTCTATATTATGCTATAATATAGTTACAGTCGCAAGACAAGTCGAGCAAGAGAAAGGAGCAAAAAATGAACGAAGACATGAGTAACGAGCAAATGAGAATTATATTAAAGCTTATAATTCAAACCATTAAAGACAGCGACAGCAAAGAGGACGCGATTAAAAAAATAGAAGAGTTATTATAATAACTCTTCTACACACTTAACAGATTTAAGAGGTTCTTGCTCACCTCTTAAGTCATACATATCATAACACAAAAAAAGAGCAAAAGCAAGAACATTTTCAGGAGGCGGAAAAATGGAAGAACTAAGAAGTACTACAATACACATCACAGTCACACCAACAATCAAGAAGTTAGCACAAGAAAAAGCCAAACAAGAACTTAGAAGCCTAAGCGATTATATCTACACTTTAATTATAAAAGACTTAAAAAAAGATGAAAAAAATTCAAAAAATTAGTAAAAAAGTATTGACAAGTTGTAAATAGTATGCTATAATATACTTGTAAGATAAAAGAAAAAAAGAGCGACCCGCAAGCAACGACCAAGAAGCACGGGACGCCCTAAAGTACAAACACATTAAAAGACTTTTTTAATCTCCTAACGGTTGCATTTTTATTATACAGCCTAAGAATTAAAAAGTCAAGGAAATTTTTAGGAGGTAAAAAAATGACAAAAAAATTCTATGTAACAATGACTGACCGCTTTATGAGTGGATGGGGAAAAGCAGAGGGAAAAATTAGTAAATATGTGATAATATGTGACACTTTTTCAGAAGCAGAAAAAGCAGCAAGAAGAGCCGAGGAACGCTCCGAAATGAAATATATAAATATATGTTTTAATAAGCCGCACTATAATTCTTTAAGATATCATACAAGCTTTGTAACACTTGAAGAAGCGCCGTTTTTTAGATAATAGGGGGGGATTTTAAAATGTATTTAAAAATAAAACAATATAAAGAAAACAGCGGAGCAACCTTGAATTATTATATGTTTCAGATAGTTCAATGTTCAGACCCTCACGATGAAACAACAGAACACAGCCCGATATATTATGGTGATTTTACAATAGACCAAGCCCTTAAAGATTATAAAAAAAGCAAAAATTTAAACGAATGGTCTAAAATCTATGATGATTATACTAACAAACCGCTAACGCTTGACCCACTACCCGAACAAAATCAAAAGAGTTTTTATAATAAAGCATATGTTAAAATCGACGAAGACGGGACAGAATTTTTATATAGTTATAACACACT